AATTTTTGCCGGGATTTTTTACCGACCTTTTTGGAATAAAAAGTCGAATTTCCCTTAGGGTTTATTATATAGCCCTCACCCTATAAAAAACAAGTTCTATAATTATTACATTCTATAAAGGTAATTTCGCACGGGAAGTCTTCTTCATGAAGTTCAACTCTAGTGCATCACATTTAATCTTTTCTTTCAACGGTTTGGATATAAGTTTAGGAACTGACTCTACATCAAGACTATTCTTATCGCAGAAATGTACGATAGCATCAATATAATTCATGTCCCTATTCTCTAGAACCAAAGTCTCAATTTCCTGTGCAAATTTAGCAGGACAGAAAAACTTGCTGGCCATTACCTTTTCTAGTTCATCCTTTGACATTCTTTGCCCCAGTACTGTTAGATACAAATTCTTTAATATATCTCACTAATAACTTAATATAATCCCCCTTGTTCCTTTTGTCAAACACTTTCACCTCACCACCAGGGGTGACCATAATGGTAATAAGTTTCTTAACAGGAATCTCAGTTAATTCATAGTAAGCAGCAGCATAAAAGGTCTCCTGAACGAAATAGTTTTCCAACCACTTCTCAGGTTTAATCTTCTCAGATGTTTTGAAATCTATTACCGCTAACTCTCCTTCATATTCCGCAATACAATCAACTCTTCCAGCAAGACCAAGGTACTCGGAGTATAAAGTTCTTTCTATAGCGTGTATGTTATTTATCTTGTCCAGATATGGTGCCGCATGATGAAACATAAACTTAGTAGCAGGAAGGTAATCCTCCCACACCAAATCTCTATTCTCCAAATATGCCTGAGCAGCTTCATGAAAATCTGTGCCACGGGTGGTTGCTCTCTTGGTAATTTTGTTTGCTTCCTCAATACCAATCCTCTTACGCCAATCAATAAAGATTTGTCTGTTATAAAAGGAAGTTACTGAAGTAATAGAAGGAACCCACTGACCATCAGGGAGTTCATACAACCTACATCCAGGAGTGTCTTTCTTTGTTAATTCAAGTTCACCTAAGTAATTACAATGCTCAAACTTCATAAACCAAGTTCCAATTTAGCAAGAATATATTCCTTGACCAATCCGGAGCGAACAATATCTTCTACTCCAAACTCAATGACTTCCATAGATGACATCAGACGAAGAATCCTCATGAAGTCAACGATACCATTCCTCTCATTCTCCCTCGTAAGGTCAGTCTGAGTAGCATCACCACAGAACATAATCTTTGAGTCTTGACCAACTCTTGTCATTATACTATCAAGTTCGTGATAATTCAAGTTTTGGTATTCATCTACTATAATAATAGACTTATCAAAAGTTGTTCCCCTAATGAATGAGGTGCTCCAGAAGTCAATAGTATCCTGTGCTTTAAGATTCCCGTAAAGCATTTGAAAGTCTGCTTCTGTAGGCATCTCAAACATATACTTTACCATAGCCTTGTAAGGTAACTGATAAAGTGTGGACTTATCTTCATGATCACCAGGAAGGAAACCAATTTCCCTAGTAGCAACAAGACTCCTAACAATATATATTTTTTCGTAAGGAGTTTCTTGGTCCAGGACATCTTTGAGTGCGTTGTAGAGTGTAATAAATGTCTTACCTGTACCAGCACATCCATATGCCACAACATTTTTATTCTCTGCATATGCATTAAATAAAAGTTGCTGGTTTGGTGTTAAGGGTTCAATCTCCCTTAACATATCAGTATTAATTGGTTTCTTTCTCTTCATCTGCTTGGCGGTCATCCCGACGCCTATTGGTTGATCCGTTTTCTTTTTCCTTGGCATACTTAGAAACTATAATCGCGATGTTTACGAACTGTGGCACCAGGTTGTTTGGATGCTCTGTCTAGTACTTCATTCCATCCACTAGACTTTGCTTCACCAGTCCATTTAAACTCAGTTGACATACTAGCACACCCGGCTTGCCAATCTTTCTGCCATCCAGGATTGTCTTTACACCATTGATCATAAGCTTTCATAGTCATAGAAAGTTCTTTCTTCTGTTTAGATTCTTTATGTATTACTGGGTATGTTGGCATTTGATAATAATAATGTGTAAATTTATTTAGACCACTGAAGGGCCGCGGAGACAGTAGGAAATTCTTTCATAAAAACCTTGCGAACATTCTCTACAAGATCCATATGTTCTTTCTGAGTTCCATGTGCAGACCTTAACTCAATATAATGTATCCATGATCTCACTGAACCAGTCATATACAATCTAGTAGGTGTAGCAAGAGGAAGCACAAACCTTGCACACTCTTTTGCAATACCATCATGAAGCATCTCTTTATAGAGGTCTATAGATGCATCAAAATGTTTTCTCATTTTAGTATTAAATTTCTCAACCACTGCTGGTTCTACATCGTCAATACTATTCTGTCTATTCTTTTCATCCTGACTACGCAGTTCAGGCAAAGGTATATCCTCCCTAATGTGAGAGACATCCTGATACCGTTGAGAGAACTCCTGATAGGTGAAGGAACGGTGCCGTAGTATCTGTGCAGCAAGTCCTCTAGTGGTATTAATCTCCACCGTCATAAATGCCTGCTCAAAGACACTCCAGTGCCCATGCTGAATACAATACCTTAATAGACCAGCGAACTTATCGTTCTCCTGGTTCTCAGGGTTACTAACACGAGCAACATATGCAATTGTCTTCTCCGCATCTGGAGTAACACTTATCAATTTAATCTGGGTATCCGTCGTCGTCATCAAAGACCTCATCGTAATCGTTTAATTGTGGAGTCAATTCTTTATAGTTATCATACTTATATGCATCAATATCAGAATGTACTTCTGATTCTAATGAATCTACAAGCAGTTTAAGATTCTTAACAATGAGTTTTAATTTAGTTTTATCCATTTTGTTTCTCATTATTTAGAAACCATCCAGATTTTAGCACAAAAAAAGAAGGGCATCAAGCCCTTCTTCAAATTAGTCCAAGTAAGACTTAGTTCACTTCGCACACACAGTTTTTGACTCTGTATGCTTGATGCCTCTGTAAGTTAATTCAGAGACTTGCTTCTGACAGGTTTTGCTGTCATTGGTATCGTACTTGATACCACGGTAAGTGACTTGTGCCATGTTGTTACTCCTAAAGTAGTTGGATTTTAAGGTCCGTTCCTTTAGTCGTTTGCGTCCCCGTAAAGGGATGAACGAAATCCGTTCCGCGACTTACTTGCGACCCCGAAGGGTTGAACGTATGTGCTAATACTAACACAGTTACTTTATTTAGTCAAGCAGTACCGTTTTTACATATCTTCAATCTTATAAGGACACATTATCCTCTCAACGATACCACGGGCACTCTTATTATGCTCAATGAGTTTATTCATCCAAATTCTTTCTGCCAGAGTAACTGACCGTCCTAATTTTACTCTACAAGCAATCTCAGTTACTCGCAATCTACTATCTTTAGAAAGCATTAATCACAAGGGGTAAAAGAGTATGTTCTGCCTGTTGTATTGCTCGCTGTAGAGACTCAACAGTATCCCCTGGTAGAATGGGAACCTCTTGCTGTTTAATTATAGCACCAGAGTCAAGTTGTTCTGTTACAAAATGAACAGTGGCACCCGTTTCATCATCTCCACTCTCTAATGCCTGCTGTACTGCATTCAATCCCTTATACTTGGGTAGTAAAGATGGATGAAGATTTATAATACGTCCAGCAAATGCCTCACAGAATTTCTTAGTCACAACTCTCATCCATCCTGCCATTACAATAAGATCTACCTGATAGGTATCAAATATTAAAATAATATTATCCTCCTCCTTACTAGCAATCCGAACAGAGGGTACCCCTAACAAATCTGCTCTCCTTTTTGCACCACACTTCTTCTTATTATAAACCATGAGTACAACTTCATGGTCAGGACAAGAATGGACTATATTTTCAAAGTTAGTCCCCTCTCCAGAACACATAACTCCGATTCTCATCGCGAGACTATCCCCATAGATGGTGGAACAGAACTAACAACAGGATTTTTTGTCCTATTTAAGAGACTAATAAATTTATCTGCTGCAAATGTACCACCCACACACACAGATATTTCATCTCCATCATCCCATACAGGGTCTCCATTCTTCTTACGCATGTCTAGAGCCTTCTCTAGATCATCAATAATCTTCTGAGTGATTTTCATTCCCAAGTCCTCTGAGCAGATTTTGTTTTGGAATTCCATGTATGTCGTACAAACATATTCCAGAATCTATGATAACCCAATTGCATTCCCATTGCAACCATTAATCTATCAACCAAATGTGCTGTTATTAAATTGAGTAAAATATAATAAAATATTTGATTAAGTAAAACTAAAGTCATAATGGTCTCCCATGCTTATCAAGTAACCCCATCTTCTTTACTTGATGGAGATTGGATTTCTTCTGACGCTTTTTAATCTTCTTATATTCTTTAAGAAGTTTATCTATTTCTGACTCAGATATATTAACC